CAGGCCGATCTTCCGGCGCACGTTGTCGGCTTTGGCATCGATTTGCTGGACGCTAGTCAGAGTTTTGTCGATGCCGAATTGGCAGCACAACGGGGTTTCGAAAATGTCTGAAACACTTCGTCGCCTCGTGCGCGACTTCATGCAAGGAAATCCGCTCCCCGAACGTGTCGGCGGCATACCACTCTTGCAGTGGCTCGACGGGCTCAGGCACGATCAACGCGAGTGTGGGTTTCCTGATCTTGCTGTCGCGCTCGGCGTCACGACCGAACGGCCGTGGATCGGCGAGACCGCGAGCACTTTGAAATTCAGACTTGAAGAGCAGAACGGTGCGGCCTGAGCCGCACCATCTGCTTTCGGGCCGCGCTCAGCGCTGATGGCCCAAACCGATGCCCAATTGCGAGGCCTTCAAATCAGAGATATCTGAACATGCTGAGTGTTCGACTTGACACGTCAAAAATGGACCGCTGGGCAAGCGAACTGAGTGCCCGTGGCCTCAAGGCCGCGATTCGGCGCGCCGTCGATCAGAGCGCGCGTCACGCTCGCAAAGAAACCATTCAGGTGATCGCTGACGACATCGGCGTGCCTAAGGCGCGTATCCGCGCGGCGACTCCGAAAGTGCAGACGACACGGGCAGGCGACCTAAGTGCACGTTGGACCGTCACGAAGCTGAGGATTCCGATCAAGGATGTCGGCGGAAAGATCGTTGCCGGTCACTTGGAAGCCGCGACGCACAGAATTGGCGGTGGCGGTAGTTCGCATCTCCGCATCGCGAATGCGTTTATCGTGCACGGATCAAAGGGCGGAATGTTTCTCGCTTATCGGCGCGGAAAATCTCGGCTGCCTATCAAAGCCCCTTATGCCGAACATCCTGGGACTGCGCTCGGGCAGAACAACTCGCCGGCGCAGACGAAGTGGAAATCGGTCGCGAACCGCGAATTGAGTACGCGCCTCACTGTCGAGATCAGCAAGCAACTTGTCGCCGAAGGTCTTGGACCGCACACGCCCGACGTTGGCGATTGATCAAACGAATATGCGGGAGCGCTAACGTCCATCGCGGCGTTGCGCTCTGCAAGTTCGTCACCGCGTAGCGGGCGCGGTGGCGAACGCCGATAGCTTGAAGCGAGTCTTCCTTGATCAGTTCACTCGCTCCATGCCGCGCGCCACGGGGTCAACCGTGGCGCGCACCTATCTCGTGGAGCCGTCATGCCCGACCCCCTCGTTTCGAGGGATTCATAGGTTCTTCCGGGCAACGCCCGAAGCGCCTTGCGCGCCACGGCCGCGTCTTTCGCGCAAAAAATCCCTTGAAATCAATATCCTAGCCGCCGGTTTCAGCGGAGCGGGGTATTCAACCTGAAAGCTCATACATCGCGCGAAGCTGTTTCTGCACGTCGGCCAGCCGCCGTTGATCGTCGGCCGTCATGTATCGGCGGCTGCTCACCGCGACGACCGCGCGCCAACCCAGCTTGTTGTCCGGGACAACGGCTATCGATGCGCGGGCGACCCGGCTGCCGGGATCGCCCAGCTCGTTGAGAATAAGCCAACCCAAATCAAGACTGGAAATGCGTCTCTTCGCCAATCGGGCGTCCTCCTAGTGCAAAAACGAAACTCTAACAGCGCGAGCGCTCAAAAGGAAACAATGAACATGGCAGAGCGAGGCTTGAACCGAAAAATTGCCGACGCAGAAAGCGTCGATCCCAAGACCGTCCGCAACGCCCTGACCGCCGCTGGCCGTGACCCGAAGTCCGTCACGTTCGAAGAGGGCGCGGAAATCGTTCGGGCCGTCGCCGACCCAGCGCGCGTCAACGGTCACGCCGCAACACGGGTATCCAGCAACCCCGCGCTTACCGACGTTCGGCGACGCCACGAGGATTTGAAGGCCCGCCAGCTCGAACTGGAAATAGCCCAGCAAGAGGGCCGCCTGATCGACCGCGAAGCCGTCACCGCAACCGGCGCACATATCATCGCGACCGCGCGAACTGCTCTGTTGTCGCTGGGACATCGTGTGGCGACCAAGATCGCCGGCAAAACCGACGTGAAGGAAATCGCCCGCATCGTCGAAGCCGAAGTCCGTGACGTGCTCGGCGTGCTCGGCGACCCTGACAAGTTCTTTGCAGCTTTGGAGACTGACGCTCTTTCATGATTGACGAAGATTTGGCGCGTTCCTGGGTGGGGGCGTTTGCGCCACCGCCCAAAGTCGCGCCGTCGTCATTCGCGGAAAGCGAAATAGTTCTGCCCGGCTCAGCGAATGCAATCCCCGGACCGTTGCGGCTTGCGCCGTACCAACGCGAGTTGGTCGACTCTATCGCGGATGACGACACCGACATCATTGTGATGATGCTTTCGTCGCAGACCGGAAAGTCGATCAGCATTGATGCGATGATGGGATACATCATCGCTTGCGATCCCGGCCCCGCAATGCATGTTTCACCGACCGGGACGCGTAGCGAGGAATTTGTTCGCGACCGTTTCGATCCACTGGTTGCGGCGTCGCCGACGCTTCGCGCGCTGGTTGGCAAGGGACAGGATAAGCGAAAGGGAAGCTCAGGGGGCACTAACTCGATTGCCGCGAAGTCATTTCCCGGCGGGCAGCTCAATTTCACAAGCTCATATAAGCCGGATGAACTGGCGGCGCGTTCAATCAAGTATCTGTTTCTTGACGAACTGGATCGCTTTGCAACAACGGCTGGCGTCGAGGGTTCGCCGGTCGATCTTGCGATCAAGCGGACCACGACCTTCAAGGGCAAGGGCCGCAAGATCGTTATCGTCTCGACGCCAACGACGCGCGTGGGGTCGCGGATCAATCAATGGTTCTTGCGGGGCGATCAGCGCAGATTCAAAGTCGCGTGTCCCGATTGCGGATACTGCGCGCCGCTCGCCTTTGAGAACTTGAAGTGGGAAGAGGGCAAGCCTGAAACCGCGCACCTCGTTTGCGAGGAATGCGGCGTCGTGATCACCGAGGCGCAACGCCGCGAGATGATCGAGGGCGGGAGATGGGAAGCAACGGCGACCGGCGAGACGGGCGTTCGGTCCTATCACCTCAACGAACTTGCTTCGAAGTTCTCAACGTTGGCATCGGTAGCTCAACAGGCGGAAGACGCCAAGACACCCGAGCAAAAGCAGAGCTTCTACAACACGACACTCGCGCAAGTGTATGATGCCGGAACCGAAGTCGATCTTTCGTCTTCCGAACTTCAGCAACGCGCCGAGCCTATCGGCCAACCCTACGCCGCGAACATCTTGTTCGTCACAGCCGGGGTCGACGTACAGGGCGACCGCCTCGAATGCACACTACTGGCGCACCACGCGGACCAAACGCGTTCCGTCTTGAACCATATCAAATTCATGGGCGACACGTCCGGCGACGGCGTCTGGCAACAGCTTGATACCGCGTTGGGGGCAATCTTCCCGCTGGCGAGCGGGCGAAAGCTTCCCGTGCAGATAACCGCAATCGACTCCGGCTTCAGCGCTGATCAGGTTATGCGGTTCGTTCAAGCGCAGCGCCGAAAGTCGAGAGCGATTTACGCTGTCAAGGGCGTAAGCGGTTTCGACCGCATGCCGCTCGCAAGGGGCGGTCGACTGAAAGGCCAAATGCAGTTGCTCGTGGTCGGCGTGGATGCCGTCAAGCATGCCACCCAAAAGCATCTCGCCATGCAAGAGATTGGGCCGGGGTTCATTCGCCTGCCCGATCATCTCGGGCCAGAGTATTTCGAAGGGCTTGCAAGCGAAGAGCTTCGCGTCCGAACAGTGAAGGGCGTGCCTCGCTACGAGTACCACCGAATTGTCAGGCAGAACGAACCGCTCGACTGTCTGATATATGCGAGCGCCATTGCAAGGATGGTGACTGTTCAACCGACAACCACACCGGCCAAGCCGGAACTATCCGTCAAAGAGCAAGCCGCGCGACTGCATGCGGCACTCAATCCCAATTAGGAGGACCACACTACCATGACCAAACCTGTAACGGGCGAAGTTAACGCGGCGCTCTTTAATGAACGTAATCGCATCTCGGAAATTCTGGAATCGCCCGAGGGCAAGCGCAACCCGGAGATGGCAGCCACACTTGCGCTCCGAACGTCGCTCGATGTTGACACAGCGCGCGATCTGCTCGCCAAGGCACCGGCCGCCAATCCGTACCTTGCGGCGATGGATCGCGAGGGCGTTGTCGGGCTCAACTCGGCGACCGCCGATTTCAGCGCACCCGACCCGAAGGCGGCCCGCGAGCAAGAGATCAAAGAGAACATGGCTCTGTTCAACAATATGCGACGGCGCGACGACCGTAGGCCCGTCGGAATTGGACAGTGACCCTTATGGGATTCTTTGATCGATTTCGGCGGGGTAGTCCGCCGAGCGAACCGGCCGGGTCGCCGGCAAGTGAAGCGACCGTCGTGCCGAAAGACGCTGTACGTGTAATCTCTCTATCTGATAGCGCGCTTGCCCCGATCAGTGGCGTATCCGGCGCAACCTTGGGATTCATGGACGGAACCGATGGCTCACGTTCATTGACATGGGCGCGGTATAGTGCGCCGATCATCACGGGGGGATATTTCGGAACAACACCCGGCTCGGAGATAAGCCGCGAGCGGTCAATCGCTGCGGCCGTGACGGCTGATCTTTTGACCAGCAACAGCGTCATTGCGACTCTTGTCGAAAACTTCGCCACATATGCCGTTGGCAACGGCCTGACCCTTTCGTCACGGCCGGATTACAGCGCGCTCAACATCACGCCCGAAACTGCACGAGAGTTGGCGAACCAGATCGAGCGCGCCTGGCTGGCTTGGTTGTCAAACCCGTTGGAGTGCGACGCTTCGGGCAAGCACACCCTGCATCAGATGGTGACCGCCGCGTTCAAATCGTGGCTCGTCACAGGCGAGATACTGGCCGTGATCGACTGGCGGGCGGTGCCCGGCGCACGATCCAAGACCAAGTTGAGCTTGCTTGCGAGCAGCCAGCTCGACCAAACCATCACCCGCACGCTCGACGGCGGCGCTTCGATCCTTCAGGGCGTCCAGTTCAACAAGCACGGCGCGGTTGACGGTTACTGGCTGCGCCAGCATGTTCTTGGCAGCCATCCTACAGTGCCGCAAGCGAAGTTCGTGAAGGCGAAAACGAGCTGGGGCCGTGATCGTGTCGTGCATATCTTCGATCTGATCATGCCCGGAGTCACGAGGGGATTGTCGCCTCTGATAGCGG